GAAAAAAAGTTCTCGCACTACATGGCGTGGTCCCTTGCGGGTATGTCCTAGCGAAGCTTCCTTCCCCATTAGGTGTTCTGTGGTCTTGTTTGTTCCGACCACCTTAAATATTACACTCATACGCTCTGATTTACACCAAACTATGGTATTTTTTGAGTCTTTAAATAATATAGCCCTTTTTTGATATTTTTCAATCCATTTTTTAAACGCCTCCACATTATGCTCTCGCGATATTTCTGCTACAAAGTAATTTTTATTATGTTGTTCTAAAAGAGAATCAAAAAGACGGTAAACACACTCCGTCCATTTTGTGTGCGAGAATTTACTGCTAGTGCTAATCCCGAAAGCAAATCTGAGATACATAAAGTTTTCCTCTTCTGAAACAAACATAAACCCAAAGGGCTCCCCCTCTTCTTCAGCCATGTATATTTTAGAGGTGGAAACCAACTCCTCAAAAAAGTCTTTTATTTTTTCTTTTCTTAGGCGCGGAGACGCAAACTCGCAGCCGCTGTAAGGCTTGGATTTCACAGAATAATCATAAAAAGGGGGCCAGACTACCAAAGGGTCTTTAATATGTTTAATTTTCATCTATTTATTATATAATATATTAATAAAGTGTAAATGAGAATATGGCGGAAGAAGGGAGAAATAAGGCAGCAGCTAGTCTGCTCGATCTACAGCCTACAGCCATATTAGAATTGTTCAGATTCTACCCTGACCGTATCAACAAGCCAAGCCTGTTTCTGAGTATACATGGGGGAGCTATTTTTGATAAGTCAATAAAATGGCAAGGCATTAAATATCTCCCCCTTGGTATAGAAAGTGAAGGGTTTGATATACTGGGAGACGGCAAACTCCCGCGCCCCAAAATAAGAGTGGCTAACGTAAATAATATTGTCACCAATTTTCTTCAAAACTACCAAGACTTTAAAAATGCAAAGGTGGTTAGAAAAAAAGTTCAGGTTAAATTTTTAGACGACTCCAACTTTGACGGTGGGAATCCATTCGGCATAGCAGATAGCAAAGCCGAACTTTTAGACGAAGAATGGATAATGGGGCGCAAGACCCAAGAATCTAAGATATTTGTAGAATTTGAATTGAATTCTCCTTTAGATTTAGAAAACTTTGATGTTAATTCTAGAGGAGTCCAAGCTAAGTTTTGTTATTGGCAATATAGGGGGGAAGGATGTCGCTACCAAGGACTCCCTGTGGAGAGAGATGATGGGATGCCATTTCTAACCACGGACAACGTCCCCGTAATACCTAACCATACGTCTCCTGAAGATCCCGATGGGGCGATGTCACAAGTAGATTTTTTTGATGATGAAAGTGTTAAGTGGAACGCTCACACAAACTACCAACTAGGCAATATAGCTAGGGTGGAGAGTCCCACCATCTTGCTCCCCCTGTATGGGGGAGGGAGTGCCAATGAGAACGGAGTTCCCCTTAGGACTTTTTATGTGTCTGTAGCGGCGGATAATTCAGGGAATCATCCTGAAAAAAACCCTAGTTTTTGGCAAAAAGATGGTTGCACTAAAAAGTTGGGGGCGTGTCAAAAAAGGTTTAACTCGGCTGATGATCTGATTTTTAGAGGAGCTGGGGACACAGAAAAAACCTTCCCGACAGCAAGGTTCTCAGGGACAAGTATGGGTAATGTAAACTACATCGCAAATAGTGGGTTGTTCCATACCACGGAAGCTGACGTTACGGGAGCCCTAGACCCCAGAAAAGAATGGACTCTTGTGGGGTGGGTAAACATGAATCAAAATTCTCCCAGAGGAGCGGGAATTTTTAGCACCTCTCAAGCTGACAATAATTACTGGCCAGCAGCTCGATATTTAAATATAGGCCGAGACGCAACTTGGAATGCAGGGTTAAGGAATAATAACGTTATCGCTCAGTATGTGGGGTATCAAGTCGCTGGAACTAGGGGCGGTTCCAACTCATGGCGCACCCATTTTTTGAACGCGACGACAACGCCAAGCGATGCGACAAATGCCAACACGCCGTCCCTTCAGCCATGGACTCAATATGTTATAAGGCACCGAACAGGAACCGCTAACTTTATTAATGGAGAAGGGGACGATCAGGACACTATAATAGAATTTTTTGTAAATGGAGGCAAAACGACTAACAACGACCAATTCTCGGCACGGGGGGCGCGGAGGGACATTGAGCAGCTCCGCGACAATCTAGGGAACTTCGCTTCGTGGAATGACAGAACTGGGATCAACTGGGGCGGTCCTAACCAAACGGACACCCAGAAACTCCTCCCTTATACATTCATGTTGGGGGCGGTCGAGTTTTTTAGAAGTAGTGACTATTATGATGGCGGTGGCCCCTACCATATCTCTACTATGAATGGAGAACTAGGGATGTGGGGGCTTTGGAATAGGGCTTTAAAGGAGCAAGAAATACGTTTTTTACGGAAACGCATCGTTCCACCTATAGAGGTGACTACTAACCCTACCCCTTATGTCCCGCGCTTATATACCGAATGTGTCGGGGCTATGAGCACTTTGACAGGAGGCACGGGGTGGAGCGACCCCGCAGGGGCAGTAGTGCCCGAAGGAACACCTCCTATCCTTTATGGGAAGGATAGCTTAGTGGCGTGGTGGGATGGAACCACAGGAGACTCAAGTATCGGAAACGGCCTACTAGATATCCACACGGGACTCAACACCACTTTAACGGGAAGCGGCAATTTCTCGGGAGTGAGCCACACTTATCGTGACGCCACCACCTCGTCTCTTAGTAACCCGACTCCTTCTCAGCCAAGATTCGGGGGATTCCCAGGAACTGATGGATTTAGCTATGGGGGAAAAATTTAAAGAAGCAGAGGAGGCTCTGGGTTGTATTAAAAAGCTTTCTCACAAGAGTTTGAATAGGGAAATTTGCGGCTTTCTAGGCTACGATTATTCCCTAAATCAATACATCGTCCAGAAAGAAGAGAACATCGCTGCCACACCATCTTCTCTTTTCTTGATTAATCCTTTAAATTATTTGCTTTTTAAAGATGCTTATGAGGTGGTGGCTATTTTCCATAGCCATATTGTGGGAGATGAAAGTGCATCAGAGTTTGATGTGAAAATGGCTGAAAATTGTTGCCAACCATTTTTAATATACAGCTTGAATAGTAAAAAAATAAATATTTATACCCCCGAAAACACAGAAGCAGATGTAAAGATACTAGAACGGATTAAGGCTGTAGCATGACAATTATAAGATTACATGGAATTCTCGCAAAGGAATACGGTCAAAATTTCTGCCTAAACGTAGGAAATCCTAAAAATTTGCTACACGCCATCGACGCCAACAGGGATGGATTCATCTCAAGGATTATACAATTACAAAAAGAGGGGTGTGTGTATGAGATTATTATTAATAAAAAAAGACTTAATAATCAAAAGGAACCACAAAATTATGATTCCTCCCAAATTATTGATTTAGTCCCAGCCATTACAGGCTCAGGTCCAGCGGTTTTTTTACCCCTATTCGGGGGAAATGCCCTTCTGGCTCACATCGCAAGTGCTGTATTTTTTGCAGCAGTCTCTTACGCTTTAACCCCCACCCCCGAAGTACAACAAATAGAAGCCACGGCCCAAGCGTCTAAAACGTCTATGGTTTTTAGCAATACCGTTAATACCGCAAGTCAGGGAGCCCCATTACCCATTGGATACGGGCGTTTAAAAGTAGGATCTCAGGTGATACAGGCCACTATTAAATCTTATCCCCAACACCAACCAGTTGATGAGGCTTTAAAAGCGGGGCAGGAAGGCTCAAATATAACAACTAGCAACCGCCGATAATAATGAATCATGTATTAAAGAAATTGCAGATCGCTGGGGCGGGTAAAAAGAAAAAGCCAAAACCCCCCATTTATAAACCCCCTGAGATGGGACAACTGCAATATGGAGCCTCCTTTAGTTATTCTGAAACTCTCGATCTGATTAGTGATGGCCCTATCGCGGGATTGGTTAATGAGGGGGGAGAGGTAATGAAGGGAATAAATATCCTGAAAGGGATTTATTTAGATGACACTCCTATAGCGATATCAAATGACAACACCGCTATACAAACTGATCTCTCGGAACTGGAGCGAGATGCGATGGAAATCAAGTCCATGGCCTTGGAAAGCGGCGCCAATACAGGAATAAGAGGACTGAGGAATTTTTTTAAGGGAGTAAACAGTCAAAACACCCGTAGCCCAGATGGGAAAATATCTACTTTTTATGGGGGACCGTTAGACAGGGGGGAGCGTCTTACGTTACCTAATGTAACGTTTTTGTATTTGAAGCTCAGAGCATTGAGATACCTCCCCGAACTCGCTCCTGGGTGGTCTCAATCAGGGTTGTTTATTAGAGCTTTTATCGAAGACACTTACACCTCCCAACGTTTTTATTGGTATCTTGATGGAACCCTAAATTATGAAGGTCACGGGGACTCCCAAAATGACGCAATTTATAGAAATGAAAGGTTTCCTCGGGGGAATGACATAAACGGGATTTCTCATCGCGTTGAGGCAATACAAATGAATACAGGAACAGGTTTCCCTCAATCTTTATATTGGACAGATGCTAACACGTTAGATAGCTCCAAATTTTTTCTGGGGTTTCAACCTTCGGAAGGGCAATCTCTCGGACAATTTACTCAGACAACCGATGCCGCTGAAAAGTTTGTCGAAGACGAATTAGCTGCTATTCTTGCTCTGTGGAATACCAGCAACGAACAGGGGGGTAACTCATTCCAAAGAGAATTAGCAGCAAAAGCTATTAGTGAATTAGCTTCAGGTTGGGATGGAAGCCAAACAAATCTAGCAGGGTTGCTATCAGAGAGAGTAAACGAAAGCAAAGGATTGTTTGTTGTAATTAAGGTTGAAGAAAATAATTCTAATCTCGATCAAACTGTTCTCGATGGGGATGGTAACTTACTCGATATGCAGAGCGTTCTTTATGGAGCTAACAGAACGTGGGATCTAGAGACCGATCTGGGAAATGTTCTTCACGGCGGGTTCCAAAAATTTGATGTTACTTGCCCGACAGTAGACACCGATGGAAAGTTAACAGGAACTATGCGTGGGTTTGTGCTTTTGCGTTTCCAATATAACAGATCCCCAAGCACTCAGGAGTTTCTGCCGACAATGTTCCGCCCGAGCCACGCGCCCATCGATACAGCTATTTTCGACACATATACTATGGCTTTTGCGGCGCCTCTGAATGAGCTGTTCGCTGATATACACTCTTTACAATATACACATGACCCATCGGGCGACGTAGAACGTATAAACGAATACCAAACTTCTTCTAATTCGAAATTTAATTATTCAAATGTCTTAGCGGAAGTCAAGACGGGAGAAGAGGACCAAGAACCTTTA